TTCCATGCACATGAATAGATTTAACACCATCTGCCCATTCTTCTGCTTCTAATAAGACTCTTTGTCTTTGCACTCTATAATCGTATTCACCCATTATTCAACTCCCTTTTCTGTCCATTGTTTAAATACATAATTTGATTCTTCCCTTGATAGTTCATAGTTATCTCTCAACCATCTTGGAGCTCCAAACATATTCATTGTTCCACTTTCCCTCAGTAAGTTTAATTCCTCAAAGAACAAAGACATATCATCTTCCAAGTATTGAAAAGGTCGAGGAGAACTAGATGACTCTAGTGAGGTCTTAGATTGTAAAGTCATCTTTGTCATTCTCCTCTTGAACTGTATCTGATTCTAACTCATCACCTAAAGGATTTACACCTTCATCAACCTTAGTGTAAAGGTCAAGGAAGGATGCTTTGGTGTCTTCATCGAATCTTGCAAGACAGACTTCAATGGACTTCAACTTGTCGTTGAACATTGAGTATGCTTTTGCAATGTGAACTAATCTTCTAGTTGATATCACTTCATCAACTGCACCTTCGTAGAAAGATTTTCTGATAACATCAGCCCAGTCTACAAGTTTGTCTGCAAAATCATCATCATTGACACCAAGGATTGCAAAGTCACCTTTGACAATTTTCTTCTCAGTAGTCACTGGTGGATATTCTTGTTCAAGACAAATTGCAAACCTTTCAAGGAATGCTTCGTTCAAGATGTTAGTTCCAATGAATCTACCATCCTCAGAACCTTTACCTTTAGTGTTTGCAGTTGCAACCACTGTAAATCCTTCTGCTGGTTTTACAAACTCACCAGTCTTCTTGATTAAGTAACCACCACCTTCTAGGATGGATTGTAAACACATAATCTTGTTTGATGCAAGGTCAACCTCATCAAGAAGTAATACTGCACCTTTTCTCATTGCTTTAAGAACAGGGCCTTCTTTGAAGACAATGTTACCATTGATTAGAGTATTTGAACCAATCAAATCATCCTCATCTGTTTCGATGGTGATATTGACTCTGAATAACTCCTTCTTGAGTTTTGCACAAATTTGTTCAACCATCAAAGTCTTACCATTACCACTCAAACCAGTAATGAATACTGGGAAAAAGATTCCAGACTTAAGGATTGACTTAAGGTCTTTGAAGTGACCAAAAGGAACATAATTATCCATAATAGATGGGATAACTGAAATATTCTCATCAAGAACATTTACACCAACTGTAGATGTTGGAACTGGAACTGTCTCAACAGTTTGAACAGCTTGAACTGGAACTGGTTGAGAATAATTCTCTGGAACTACAGATTCAATGGAATAAGTTCCATAACCTGCTTTGAATTGTGGATTTCTAAATAACCACGATGGTTTAGGAATACCTGCTGTAAGACAGATTTTCTTTACTGTGGATTTTGAAAACTCCACTTGATTAGGAAACTGTTCTGCAGCTGCATCCAGAAACCTATAATGATTTGCATTCAAATTCATAATTTATACCTCACTATTTTTGAATTTTTTAACATATGTGTATTATACTAAAATATGTACCTATCACGCAACCTTCTTAACGAAGTGTTGAAGAATTTTTCTTTGGGACATTTTGTTATTACCCATTCTTTTCATTGCACCCTTTAATGCTTGTTTAGTTGCACCAACTTGAACATCTAAAGTATCATCTTCTGACACTATACCCATTTTCTTTTTGTTTAGAATGTAGAACTCTTTGTATCCACTTTTCTCAGTAGTTGGAACTGAGTATCCACCTTCTTTTCTGAATACTTTGTATCCTTCTTGTTTTGTATCCCAGTCTTGATATTCACCACTGAACATATCAACTGCACTATCGAAATCATTATGTTTGTTTTTACAAATGAAAAACCCAACAGTATCAACACCAGTAGTTTGTTCTATCCATTTAAGAAGATTATCTGTGCCTCTTCTTTTACCTTTTTTGGTATACGAAAAAGTATTTTTAGTTCTTCTGTCGTGGAAGAATTTATCATCACTGTATCCAAAACAACTTAATGACATACTGTGACCATCGGTAAGAGTCACAAATTGCAGTTTGTCAATTCCATAGTTGTGTTTGAAATCTGCAATGTAGTCTCTGATTACCATCAATGACTCATCGAGTGGTGTGCCACCTAAAGAATAGTTGTAGTCTAGACCATAATCTGCTTGAAATCTGTCACCTTTATTAGCACCATGGTAGTAATAACTTCTTCCATTACACATTGATTCGAGTTGTGCATTCATAACTACTGCACTCTCAAAGAAATCTTTTTTGTTCATCTTGTCAGAGAATAATTCGATGAGTTTGAATGCAGAATGAGGTTGAAATTTGTATTTATCATATTCTGTTTCTCTTAATCTTTGTTCAGCTTCAGCATATCCAGCACCTCTATATGCATCAGTAAATGCATAGACTCTGTGAGGAATACCAACTCTTCTACAGAACATTGTAAGAACTATTGTTTGTTCATAGGTTTCTCTGATTGCATCATACATAGAACCAGACCAGTCAACCAACATGATAACACCATGGTTTTTACCATCTGGAACTACAGTTGCTCTTTTGAATATATCATCTTTGAGTAAGTATTCGTGAATTCTTGACATATCAATCTCACCAGTTTTTGCAGACATTGACTTTTTGTATGCATCTGCAGCTTTTCTCATATCAAATTCTTTTGCCATGTAGTTGATTATGTTCTTATTGAAGTCAAAAAACTTTTGAGTATACTCTCTGGAGTTTGCAAGAGTATCACAATATTCAGATTTTTCTTTTGTAAATGAATAAGTAATTTCTTGCATTACTCTTTTGTAAGGAAGAACTAAATCTTTGAATTTAATTTCTTTAGAATTGAAATCTAAATAAGAAGGTTCTCTATCCCAAGTCTCTTCCATGTTTTTGTGAAGTTTGTCTTCATTGTTTCTGAAATTTTTATCAGTAATAGATTCATTAGGTTTGTCTTCTGCATTACCACTTTGACCACCTTCACCTTCACCACCTTTTAGGTTTCTACCTTTTTCTTGTTCACCTTCACCAGTTTCTTCGGATTCTTCGTCACCTTCTTCTGCATCTTCATCATCAGATTTTTCAGTTCCTTTTTTACCATCGGTTTCACCTTCTTCTGATTCTTCTTCTGATTCTAATTCACCACCTAATGATTGTTCTGCATCACCCTCTTCTTGTTCTTGTTCATCGAAGTCTTGAGGCATTGTATCACCATCACCTTCTGAGGTTTCTACACTTTGTGCAGAAGTATCTGTTTGTGGTTGTAAATCTTCTAACTTAGATAACTCATAAAGATAGTCTGCCATCTTGACTACTTTTTCCCAAGTATCCATTTTGGTATCCATCATAGTTACAAGTTTTAACTCCTCTGGAGAGAAGTCAACCATAAGTTTATGACCAATTTTGAAATAAAGATTGATTCTATCTATGAATGCAAGTTTGTTTACATCATAGTTTTTGACCCCAAAGAAATCAAGGTCGACATGTAATTCTTTATATGCATCATAGAAGATTCTTCTAAGACCAGCATATTTGTTTTTGATATGTTTTTCGATTCTGATATCTTCTAAGACATTAAGATATCCTTTGTAAGTTGCACCTTTGTCACATACTGCATCGTGCCATCCATCTGCTGGAGTGATAAGTGCATGTCCAACTTCGTGACCCATAAACAAGTCATAAAGTTGATTAGACATTTCGTCCTTAAGTATAGGACAAACCAGTTTTCTAGTGTCTGGTTCGAAGTATGCAGTAGGAACTTTTTTATGTTCTATAACTAAATCCTCAGTTGCAAGTAATCTTGCAAGAGAGTCTTTTTGTGTTCTAAGTGTTTCTGTATTTGACCTCATGTATACATTATATGAAAAAGTGTACCTATATGTCAATGGCGGTCTGTAGGAGAATCGAACTCCTCTCTCTGCCGTGACAAGGCAACATTCTCACCGATGAACTAACAGACCATTCATTAAGTATGTATTATATAGGAAGATGTACCTATGAGTCAATCTTTTCTATATTGAAATAGTTTGCCCACCATTGTCTAACTGTTTCAGAATTCACTCCTACATTGACTGAATCTGGATTAGGGTTTGCAATTAAGTCTCTCCATCCACCCTGTTTATTAGTTCCTTCTGTCCCATGAGATTGCAGTTCCATTTCTTCTGCTTGGGTTGTATACCAAATAGGTGCTGTCATTCTATCTGAACCCTTTCCATCAACATTTGCTGGATGAACACCATGAAAATGTTTCATACTTTCAAAAATTACACATGTTCCTGTTTCTGGTTTACATATACTTCCATCTTCAAAATATGTTTCACCACCCTCAAAGTCATCATTAAGATACAAGATAGATGCAAAATCAGTATAAGGAACTACATTGATAACATCTTCTTCGTTATCCATAAACTCTAAAGGAGTTCCTTTTCTTGCTTCCATGGGAACTTCATAAAGTGGTTTGGCCATAACATCAATATGCATTGCTTGACCTTTACCAGCAGGCCACCACATAAGTTCGGATTGTTCTGGGTATGCCCTTTCTCCATAGACTTTCCAGATTTCTGATATGGCTTTGTATTGATACTCTGCCATGATTCTCTTAACTTCTAAATTACGAATACTGACCATAGGTATCCTACGACCATTGTATTGTTCAGCTGCATCATCGTGTGTAACTAGATTGAAATTAATCTTGTGATACTTTATCAGTTTCTGGCACTGTTCCTTCGTCAGGCAATTTGGGATTGTTGCGATGATGTTCTCTGGCAAATTGTATAAACTGTTCTCTTGCTCTTGCATATTGCTTTTCTCTTTTCTGTTTCTTTTTCATTGCTCTTTCTAATTTTAATCTAGAAAGATAATCTATAAACAGAATACCCTGTAAGTGGTCATACTCATGTTGAAAACATCTACATGTCATTCCACTAAATTCTAATTCTTTTAGTTCTCCATGTTCATCTTGCCACCTTGCACGAACCCAACTAGGTCTGGAAATATGTGCAAAGATTCCATCACAGCCTGGTGTAAGACATCCTTCTTCCATTAATACAGTATCTTCTGATACTTCTAGTATCTCTGGATTTGCAATAAACATAGATTGTTCTTTATTTGCACCTTTCATTACAAATACTGAACAGTCATAACCAACTTGATTTGCAGATAGTCCTACTCCACCATTATCAAACATTTCGTCTATTAATTCATTTTTTAATTCAATAGGGTCTTTTAATGGGTTATCAAAATCAAAAAACTTTGTTTTGGTTCTTAATAGTGGATGGTCTTTATGTAATAGTTTCATGGTGCAATGTGTCTAAAATTGTTGTTTATATCTATCCATTCATACCAACCAGTGACAACATATTTAGTTTTACTAATTGGTGGATTCCCTCTATGGATATGTGTAAAGGCTGCAGGCCAAACTAAAAAATCACCTTTTTTTGGTGGATATCTTAATTTTTGATGCAAAAACTCTGTTTCTCCACCCTCTTCAATATCATTAAGATACAACATCCATGCAAGAACTCTTGTAGAATGACTAGGTGCATGTTCACAATGCCACAAATGATATCCTTCGCCAGGTTGAGTTTTTTGTATTTTACAATCAATTGCCATTGGTTTATCAAAGCCTGGATATTGATTCCAGTAATGTTCTAAAATATCACCATTTATATACCTTAAAAAATCATGAAATTTATCATCACCCATTATTTCATTGTCTTTACTTTGTACTGCTGGTTGTATATGATTATAGGAAGTAGAAGTATCAGCTTTTTGGTATTTATTGCCATCATCGTTTTCTTGTCTTGTACCAACCTTTCCTACTGATTCACAAAACTTATAGTAATTTATAAAGGCTTCTATGTGTTGTGGTTTAAACCAATTTTGATAATGACCAATAAAATCTGTATATTCTACTGTTCGTTCTTCTACTTTTTCGTGTTCGTCCATACTTCATTCCACACCCTATCAAACTCATTAGGGTCTTCATAATATTCTGTTATATTGTTTACTGGTTGTTCTATTTTCCTTGTTGTTAAATTTTTTAAGTCTATTGGTTTATGAGAAGTATCTAAACCAACAGTTTCAATAAGTTTTTGTGGTTCATTAACTAAATCTTCATATGCAATCCAACCATCTGTAACTGGTATGGAGTTGATTATATATCTTTCTATAGATGATTTAAAACCTTTTATATTGTCTACATCTACTTTAAGTTTACCAATTAAACTTTTTCTCTTATTAAGTATATAGTCTGCACTTGAATCATCAACTGCATGAAAAGATTTTACCCCAGCTGTAAATGCTAGATTTAAGGATACATACCATGCTTTAATATCTTTTCTATACAATGTAAATATTTTATACCCATACTTTTCTTTTAGTATTTCTGGTTTTACATATTTAGATTCATCCCATATGTTTGCACTAGTAATTGGTAATCGTTTACCTTCTTCAAGTAAACTAAAAAATTCATCTGAGATTTCTTGATAGTTAGTTCCAAATGGATGGTCAAATTTATAAGTATCTAAAGATATTCCAGCAAAAGGTTCTACTGGATTTTTTAAATGATTGAAGTATGTTGGTAAGTCAGTTCCCCACACTGAATTTGCAATTGCATTAATTATATTTTCTTGGTCATGTTTAGGTATTATTTTTGATGATACTAAGTTTCTAAAAACTAATTGATAAGCAAGATACGAACCTGTCCTTGCATGTGTATTAAATAAAATCATTTTGAATTTTGGACTCTGGAGAAGTTTTTAACTTTTTCAAAAGTCATTGTGTGTCTAAACTTCTCTGTAAGAATGTCTCCTTTATGTGAAATAATAAATGTGTTAGTATCACCATCTAAAGTATGCAGTATCTTTAAGAATTCATCTGTCCCACCCTCATCAAGTGAACTATCAAATACTTCATCTAATACTAGTAGATTAGTGTTAACACTGTTTTTAAGTTTTGCAACTGCTCTCCATGTAAACAACAATGCAAGGTCAATTCTCATTTTTTCACCTTCACTAAAGTTTGCATAAGAAAATGCATCACGATATCTTGATTTAATAGATTCATTAAATCCTTCATCAAGATTAAACTGCACAAAGAAGTCCATAGATGCAAGATACTTATTAATTAACTTATTCATAATAGGTAAATACTGTCTTATGATTTTAGTTTTAATACCACTGTCTTGTAACAACAAGGCTGCAATATCATAGTAAGACCTTTTATCTATGAGACCTTCTTTTTCTGTATTGTGTCCTTTTAGAATCTTTAACTCTTTGTTAAGTTTCTCAGAATCGTCTGTTACATTTTCGGATTTTAGTTTTTCAATCTCTACATTTATTTTTGTGATGTATTGATTTGACGCAGAAATCTCATTCTGTTTCTGTGCAACTTGTCTGTTGAGAGTGTCGACCTTACTTTGAATCTCTTGGATTTCTTCGATTCGTTTATTGATATCGATAACATTCTTTGAGATATCTTGGATTGCTTTGTCAATCTCTGATATCTTTCCTTCTGTCGTTGATATCTTTTCTTGTTTAAAGTCGTCTTCCATATCTCTGTGACATGTTGGGCATTCGTCATTATCCTCATAGAATTTAATCTCCTTTGTGCCTCTAGTTCTAGCTTGTTCTAATTGTTTTTCTAGTTCTAGAGTTTTGGTTAGTTTTGATTTTATTTTCTCACTATCCGAAGTTTCATTCTGTAGAGACCCAACATCTTCTAATAACAAATTACATTCTTCTTGTAGGTTGTTAATATTAGATTGAGCTGTTTCAACACTTTCATTAAAATCTTGAATCTTCTGTCTACGATTATCACCAAGAGACTTGATGTGTTTTTTGTAGGTATCGATTCTATCTTCTGAAAGTCGGATTTCATAATCCAAGTCGTGAAGTTCACTTTTCAATCCTGTCATTCTTGTTTTTAATAAACCATTCATAATAGAAAAAATATTAATATCAAGAATGTCTTCTATAATACCTCTTCTATCAGTTTGATTCATTTGCATGAATGGAGTGAATGATGAACTACCTAAAATAACTACTTGAGTAAATGTCTTGTAGTTGAGTTTTAGGATTTGCTTCTCAAGTTGTTCTTGGTAATCTCTCATGTTTGCATCTTGATTGATAATTCTATCATTCAAAAATATTTCAAACACATTTGGTTTTGCACCACGAACAACTCGATACTGCTTTGACCCAATTGCAAACTCAACCTCGACCACCATCCCTCTTTGGTTGACCGAGTTGATGAGTGAGTTTTTGGATACTTTACGAAACCCTTTACCAAACAATCCGAAACATAGTGCATCTAACATTGTAGATTTACCACTACCATTTTCTCCTAAGATAAGAGTTGCTTTTCGATTGTCCAGAAAGATTTCTGTAAACTTGTTACCTGTGCTTAGTAAATTTTTATATCTTACTACTTTAAATTTTATCATGAAACATTATCTAGGGCTTCTGTATATAAAGACCTAATTATATTTTGTAATTTTTCTTTGTCCTGTGATATTTCCATTGTATCTATGTGTTTGGATAATATCGTTAGTGTATCTTCTGCATCTTGAGCCATATCTTCATCTGACATATCTCCTAGATTACCATGGTCTTCAACAATTTTAAAATCAATTACATCTGCTTTTGCAAGTTTTTCTATAAACAAATCAAACCAATATGGATTCTCTTTATTAATAACTATAACTTTTGTAAACATATTTTTTAAATGTGAAAAGTCCATTGCAAGTATTTCTTCTTGAGTTAACTTTGTATCATCATAAAAGATTTTTTCAAACATACGAATAGGGTTTTTTATCTTTGTCATTTCTCTAGTGTCTGTGTCAAAGATATGAAATCCTTTTACATCACCATAATCTGACCAAGTAAATTCCATTTGAGAACCTAAATAGGTAATGTTGTCCATGGTAGAACCAGTATGAAAGTGACCACTGTATACATGTTCGAATCGTTTAAAAGTTTCT